CTATTCACTGACTTGATTAGAGAATATGTAGCATATAAATATCAATATACTGATAAGATTGATAGAGTTATGAGTATGATTCGTGAGACTAGTGTTATTACAGATACAGACTCAACTATGATTACTCTAGATGGTTGGTATAAGTTCATTCTCGAAAAGACTTTCGGTGTAGATATGAAGATTAAACACTCTTCTATTGATGGTGCTGAAATAGTAGAGAAAGATGATATCAATAATCTTAAGACTGAAGATGAATATGTCCAAGAATATGATTTCTTGAATGATGAAATTATTGAAACTAAACGTATGGTAGAGCCGTTTAAAGTTATTCCACAAGATGGATTACGTTTCAGTATCATTAATATCTTAGCTCACTCTTTAGGTATCTTAGTTAATGAGTATATCAAACGTCTATCTGATAATTATAATATGGATGGTAAGTTTGATCCTTGTCTATTAAGCCTCAAGAATGAATTCTTATTTAAGAAAGTTCTATTGACTAATGCTAAGAAGAACTATATCTCTAAACAAGAACTTCAAGAAGGTAACTTAGTACCAAATAACCAAGACCAATCTCTAGAAATCAAAGGTCTTCAAATTGTAAAAGCTGGTGCTCCAGAAAAGACTACAAAAGAACTATCTCGTATTCTATATGAAGATATTGTAAATGCTGAAGAACTAGATCAATTGAAGATTCTTAATGAATTAGCTATCGTTGAAAAGAATATCTATGTATCTATCAATAATGGTGATACAACTTACTTCAAACCTCAACGTATTAAAGCTATGAGTGCTTATGAAAACCCTATGAGAATTCAGGGTATTAAAGGTGCAGTAGCTTATAATGAGATGATTGACGAAACTAATCCTAAGATTAACCTAGAAGAACCAAATGCAGTTCTTATTATTAAGACCAATATTAATAAAAAGACTGTAGTTGATTGTAAGATGAAGAGAGAAGAACCAGAACGCTATCAAGCAATGGTAGATTTGATGAATAATGAATTCTATAAAGGCGAAATCACTTCTATAGCTATTCCATTCGATGCTAAAGTACCAGATTGGATTATTGAATTCATCGATTATCCATCAATCATCAATGATAACTTAGGTTTATTCCCTTGTGATGCTATTGGTTTAGATAGATTATCTACAAATTCACCATACAGTGGTATTATTAAAATATAGGAGCAAAGAAATGTTATTTAAAGAATACAAAGAGAAGATAGATAAAGCCCTTGAGGCTTTATCTGCTTGTAATACTAGCTTTACTAATGAAGAAGCGGCTAGAATGAGTACAGAAGAGCTTACTAATAAGGTAGGTAATAAACAAGGTATTCATAAAGCTCGTAACTTCCTAGAAGAAGTATTATTTAAAGATGGTAAGTTAATCGGTAAAGCTTCTGATGATAAAGAAGCTATTCGATATATGATGAAGAATAACCTTCAACTCTACATCATTCCAGTAGACGAAAGCAAACCTTATGGTAAACAAGAAATCGGTGTTATCTATAAAGGTGTAGTTGGTATTGTTGTAAACCATGCTATGAACTTCGTAGAAGTAGTAAGTGAAGATGATATGAAAAAGTACGACATTTAGTTGCATTCAAAAAACTTTTTAATTATATAATATCTCTATGAGTAAGACGTCATAAGTCATAAATTAAAGACACGACAAACTTACGAGAATATTTTTAATTAAGGAGGACAACAAAATGTCTAAGAAAACAACTCACGTATCCTATGATTTGGATACAAAATTCATTTCCGCAGCTCGTAAATTGAAAGCTGCTCCAAAAACTAATGAAGGCGAATTTGCAAAAGCCTTCGAAAAAGCTGGTAACTTCGGTGATAAATTGAACGTTATCGGTAAATTCGCTATTGGTCGTACTGACCTTTATAGTGTGATTCTCGATATCAATAAAGATATCAAAGCAGACTTGGAAGATGCTGATAATGTAAAACGATTGATTCAATCTCTTTACGTATCTGCTCTAATCAACTTCAAGTTTGTACCTAAAATCCACGAAGAACTTCGTGGTTATGTTCCAATTGAATTCCAAATCTTGGAACGTCAAATTCATCAATTAGTAGCAGCTATCATCGATGGTAAAGATGAAGTAGAAGAAACTGTTGATGAAGCAGATCAAGCTCCAGAAGAAGAAATTGGTGCTGAAAAACAAGAAGAAAGTCTATTCGCTCAAATGCTAGGTAATGCTGCTGACAAAGTGGAAAAGGTAGCAAAGAAAGCTAAAGACAAAGTTAAAGCAAAAGCTGACAAAAAAGAAGATGTTAAAAAGGACGCAAAAAAGGAAGAAAAGGTAGAAACAAAGACTGAAGCTAAACCAGAAGAACAAGTCAATGTTAACCCTGTTCAACCTGTCGTTGAAGATGAAAAAGCACAACGACCAGCAACTGATGCCAACAATACGTTCTATCAAACATTGAAAGAATTAGAAGCAGTTGCTTTACAACGTGAAGCTTATCACTTTGCAAACCATTCTCCAATGGATAACAATGCGAACCGTGAAATTGCATACCAACAATATGCAAATCAATTCGGTGTAGACCCTATTCTTATTCCAGAATATCGTTTATATCTAAACCAATTCTTGAACCCACAAGAATCTGCAATGTTCTTTGCTGACGTTCAACAACCTGGATTTAACAATCCTCAACAACCAATGTATCAACCACAACCACAACCTATGGTTAACCAACAACAAGTAGCTCCTGCACAAGCTACTATTTCTACAATGGTACCTCAGGATGTTCAACCAGCTCAAGCTCCACAACAACCAGTTCAAGTAGATGCTCCACAACCAGCACCAGCTGATGCTCCTCAAGCAACTATTTCCACAATGGAACAAGTTAAAACAGAATCTGAATCAGTTAAGGATAAAGTTGTGAAAGAAAAATTGGAAACTTCTGATCATGATTTGGCTGAATGTGTAGCGAAATACTTAGGATACTCTTCCTATAAACATTTCATGAATACATTCCTAGACGCGAATGCGTTAAAACGTAAAGCTAAGATTAATAAATTAGTAGATACTGATAAAATTATTCTTAACTTTACATACTTAATTCGTGACATGATTACCAAAGGTGGTAATACAGTATTAGCTGATGCTATCCTTAAAGGTGGTCGTTTCCGTGTAAGCGGTATCCAAAAAGTTGATAAAACAGACTTTGTTGTTCTTCGTAACAATAAAATGGTTCTCGAAATCAACGATCGCGACTACCTAAAACGTGGTAACGTTATTGTATTCCGTATCAATGCACAAGGTAAAGATGCTTGGTACTGGATGCGTCTTGCAACAGGTGAAATGGGTCAATACAATATCCATCAACAACCTGCACAACCACAACAACAAACTGCATAAGAATATTTTTATAAATAAAGAGAGGTTTAGCCCACCTCTCTTTATTTTTTGAAGAAAGAGAAGGTAGGAAATTGGACAAGAATTACAACAAGATAGAATCGCTAATCTGCTTCGTAGGTAGAAAAGCTGTTCTTAAAATGAATGTAATACTAAGTGACACTAAAGCTGAAAGATATAGAGACTTATCCTATCATATGGAAACAGATTTCTATTCTAATTCAGCTGATAGACGTATGGTCAATATCAAATTGAACTATAGATATTTTCTATCATTAGAAACAATTGGCAAAGAGAATACTAAACGGGAATATTTAATTATAAATGATTCCGATGTATTCCAATTCAGAGAAGCATTGAGAGGGTTACATACCGAAATTACTGCATCTGATTTATATGCTGAGCGTGAGGGTAAACTTACTATGGTAAGAGATAGTCCTTCGTTTGGTGTTAGATTAGCATTTAAGAATAAGGTAGTATTTCATGCTTCCACAATCACTGACTCTGAAGATTTTAAACACCCAGGGGCATTGATGTATATCAATAGTAAAGATTTAGTAATTCCATTATCTGTAAGAGATGTAGAAGGATTACTATATCAATTCGAAACTATTAATCTATATCAAATGGCTCAAGAGTTAGTAAACTATTTTGGCAGACCTGCAGACGGTACTAATAGATTTAAGGTTCAATATTAATAATCTCTATGACTGTATATTATAAAAATGATAAAAAATTAAGTCATTTTAAAATAGGAGGTTATTAATTTATGAACCGTCTTAAATCAAATCAAGAATTATTAGAACCAATTATATTCTTTGATAATCCACCAAAGGATTATGTAAAGTATGTAGATAAAAACCAAGGTAAAGAATCCAATATATTTGGATTAGTTAAAGATACAATTAGACGAATAAAATCTATCGAATTTAATTATGAATTCCCAAGGAATTTGAATATTAAAACATCGTTCAAGGAGGACTACTATGGCAGAAACTATCAATTTTGATCTTGAATTTCCTAATAATCCAGAGTTTGAGTTCAGTACTACACTAGAACGTATAAACCTAGACGAGGAAATGCAAAAAGATCTAGAAAGAGGAAAAGGTTTCTTAATCAAAGAACCTGACGTCGCTTTAAATAAAACTTTAAAGCGTACAGACTCTATCTATTCTGAACGATTCACAAAAACACTACAAGATCCTGATGCATTTGCTGATAGATATTCTTGTAAGTGTAAGAAGACACAAGGTAGAGATTATAATGACTCTATCTGCCCATATTGTCATACTAAAGTACAATATACAGGTGATGATTTAGAAATCTTTGGTTGGATTAACTTAGCTCCATACCATATCATTCATCCAAACTTGTATATGAGTATTGAACGATATATTCGTCCAGAAAATCTAAAAGCTATTCTAATTCCAGAAGTGGAATTAGATGAAAACGGTAATCCTATTACCAGAGTAGATAAAACTATTCAAAAGAAGAAAAAGGAAAAGAAACGTCGTGGTCGCCGTAAGACAGAACCAGATCAAACTTATGCAACAATCGGCATGATTGGGTTCTATGAAAAATTCGACGAAATTATGGAATACTTCCATTCTAAACTCAAAGGTAAACGTGAAGATGTATACGAAGATATCATGGCTAATAGAGATAAAATCTTTATTCAAAATATCCCAGTATATACTTCCGTATTACGTCCATGGAAAATCGATGAAGGTAGATTCACATTTGAAGAAGCCAATAACCGATATACTATGATTGCTAAACAAGCAGCTAAAGCAAAAGATGATAGTCTTGCAATGTATAGAATGCCTAAGTATAAGAACTCTGTTCTTTGGGATATCCAAGAACGTTATAGTGCTCTTGTAAAAGGTATTCTAGATATGATGCTAGGTAAGAAAGGACGTCTACGTTCCTTGATTGCTGGTCGTTGTTGCTTTACTTCTCGTTCTGTAATTATTCCAGGTCCTGAACTTAGAATTGATGAAGTTAAGATTCCATATTATTCAGCATTAGAATTACTTCAACAAACCATCATCAATATTCTTATTAAGACTTATAATATGAATGCAGCTGATGCATATATGAGATTCTCTCAAGCAAGACT